CAGTTGAGTTAGGAATGACAGCAATTGCCATTACTGACCACGGTACTTTATCTGGGCATAGGGAACTGCACCGTATTGCAAAAGCAAATGGAATTAAGCCAATTCTTGGTGTAGAAGGCTATATGACGACAAGTATGGAAGATAAGAGAGCAAAGGCAGACCGCCTTGACCCTCTTGACCAAAACTATCATCATATAGTCCTTCTCGCTAAGAACCAACAAGGTTTGGAAAACCTTAACAAGATTAATGAAATTGCATGGACAGATGGTTTCTTTAGTAAGCCAAGATTTGATTTTGAAACATTGGCAAAGTATAAAGAAGGCATTATCGTAACCTCTGCATGTCTTAGTGGCTGGATAGCCAAGGCTGTTGAACTAGGTGAGCTTGCAACAGCAAAGAAACACATACAGTGGTTTAAAAAAGAATTTGGTGATGATTACTATATTGAGGTAATGCCACACAACCCACCAGAAGTTAATAAGGGAATTATTGAGCTTGCGGATGCAGCCAAGGTTAAGATTGTTGTAACACCAGACTGCCATCACTCTGACACAAGTCAAAAAGAAGTTCAGGAGCTAATGCTACTTCTAAATACTCATGCCAAGTTACAGAAAGATGTAACATATGATAAGTCAAAGAAGCATGAGTCATTCATGGATCGCCTTGATTATCTTTATGGTGCAGACCGCATGATGAGTTTTAATAAGTTTGACATTCATCTTCTTTCATATGATGAGATGAAGGATGCAATGCTTAAGCAGGGCATTGATCGTGAAGACATGTTTGCTTCTACAAACGAAATTGCTGACAAGGTTGAAGGCTATGACATTAAAGAGCATTTAGATTTACTTCCAGTACAGTATAAAAAGCCAATGGATGAACTTAAGAAGCTTGCACTTGAAGGTCTTAAGGAAAGAAAGTTAGACAAGGATAAAAAATATCTTGAACGACTTGATGAAGAGTTAGAGATTATTGGTGAGAAAAACTTTGGTCCATACTTTCTAGTTGTTCGTAATATGCTTAACTGGGCAAAGAGTGAAGGCATTATGGTTGGTCCTGGTCGTGGATCTGCTGCAGGTTCACTACTATGTTATGCGCTTGGTATTACAGACATTGACCCAATCAAGCATGGATTACTGTTTTTCCGTTTTATTAACCCAGACCGTAATGACTTTCCTGATATTGACTCAGACATTCAAGATACTCGTCGTGATGAAGTAAAGGATTATCTAGTTCGTCAGTACCGTCACGTTGCATCTATTGCTACATTTTTACAGTTTAAAGACAAGGGTGTGGTACGAGATGTTGCAAGATGTTTAAATATTCCTTTGCCAGACGTTAACAAGGTTCTTAAGGTTGTTGATACATGGGATGACTTCTGTACTTCAAAAAATACTTATTGGTTTAGAGAAAAGTATCCAGAGGTAGAGCGCTACGGAGACCAACTTCGTGGAAGAATTCGTGGTACTGGAATTCACGCAGCAGGAGTTGTAACAAGCAAAGACCCAATCTTTAGATATGCACCATTAGAAACACGATCAGTTACTGGACAAGATGAACGTATTCCAGTAGTAGCGGTAGACATGGGCGAAGCAGAAAACATTGGTCTGATTAAGATTGATGCACTTGGACTAAAGACTTTAAGCGTTCTCAAGGATTGCATTGATATTATTAAGGAACGTGAAGGCACAAAGATTGATCTATTAAAGATTGATATGGACGATGCAAACGTATATACAATGCTATCTGATGGATACACAAAGGGTGTGTTTCAGTGTGAAGCAGCACCATATACAAACCTTCTAGTTAAGATGCGTGTTAAGAATCTAGCAGAGCTTGCAGCATCAAATGCACTCGTTCGCCCTGGTGCTATGAATACAATTGGTAAGTCTTATATTGCTCGTAAACATGGACGAGAGAATATTGATTATAAGCATCAGGTTATGAAATCATTTACGGAGGAAACATATGGCTGTATTCTTTACCAGGAACAAGTTATGCAAGCATGCGTACAGCTTGGCGGTATGTCCATGTCGGAAGCAGATAAAGTTAGAAAGATCATTGGAAAGAAAAAAGATGCTAAAGAATTTGATGTTTTCAAAGATCAATTTGTTAAGGGTGCTTCGCAATATCTTTCGCCAAACGATGCGCTAGATCTATGGCATGACTTTGAGGCTCACGCAGGGTACTCATTTAACAAGTCTCACGCAGTAGCATACTCAACATTGTCATATTGGACAGCGTGGTTAAAGTACCACTATCCACTAGAGTTTATGTTCGCACTTCTTAAAAATGAAAAGGACAAGGATGGACGAACAGAGTATCTTATTGAAGCAAAGCGTATGGGAATTCCTATCAAGCTTCCTCATCTTAATGATTCAGACATTGACTTTAAGATTGAGGGTAAGGGAATTAGGTTTGGACTAACTGGAATCAAGTATATATCTGATAAGATTGCTGAAAGATATATTGCTGGTCGTCCATTTGCCTCATACAAAGAGGTTGAAGAGTTTACATTTACAAAAGGTAACGGAGTAAATAGTCGTGCATTACAAGCAATGCGATGTGTGGGAGCACTTACATTTCCAGATAATCCAGCAAATCCGCAGGAAGTTAAAGAAAATCTTTATGAGTATTTAAATCTTCCTGAGTTCAATACATCTATACCTCAACACTATTATGCATACATCAATGATGTTGAAGAATATGAGGAGACTGGATCGTTTGTATTGTTGGGAATGGTAAAGTCAATCAAGCGTGGAACAGGGTGGTCAAGAGTTGAAGTTTTGGACAAGACTGGCAGTGTTGGTATATTTGATGAAGAGTCTCCGTCTATTGAGACTGGTCGCACTTATCTTATTCTTGCAAGTGACAATAGGATTGTATCTGCAGTTCCTGCTGACGAGATAAAAGGATCTAAAAGCTCATTAGTAAAGTTCTTAAACTATAAGATGCTTCCTTATAAAGAAGGCGAACACTTTGTTGTTTCTTTCAAGCCAAGAGTAACAAAGGCTGGCAAAAAGATGGCATCTCTTGTTGTTGCTGATGCAGGAAGAGAGATGCATTCAATAGTTGTATTTCCAATGCAGTTTGCAAAGGCATACATGAAGATTGAAGAAGGCAGTGTATACAAGTTTGATTTTGGAAAAACAAAGGATGGAACTATAACAATGAATGAGGTAGAAAATGTTTGATGAGTTAGCAAGAGACATACATAAGAATGCAGTAGACAAAGGTTTTTGGGATCGTCCAGCAGATGAAATATTTGTTACAAAACAAATGATGATGATTGTCTCTGAGGTTGTTGAAGCAATGGAAGCACTAAGAAAAGAGATGGACCCAGACCAACTATCAGATGAGTTTGCAGATATCATTATTCGCACACTAGATTTATATGCAGGTATGGTAAGTGCAGGGTATATGACTAAATCATTAAACATGGCCATAAAAGAAAAGATGGCAAAGAACTCTGATAGACCAAAGAAGCATGGAGTAAGATTTTAATGATGACTGTAGAAGAGGTATTGGCTCAGCTTAGTCCTAAGCTACGCAAGACAGTAATGGCAGGAGACACTATCCCTGCAACACAATATGCAGCAACTCCTAGTTTTGGTTTAAACCGTGCTCTTAATGGTGGTCTACCATATGGTCGTCAGGTGTTAGTCTGGGGATCAAAGTCTTCTGCAAAGTCATCTTTGTGTCTGCAGATGATTGGTTTAGCACAGAAAGAAGGAAAGATCTGTGCTTGGATTGATGCAGAAATGTCATATGATAAGAAGTGGGCAGAAGGTCTTGGTGTTGACTCATCAAAGCTTATTGTGTCACAATGTCGCACCATTAATGAAATGGTTGATGTAGGAACAAACCTAATGAATGCAGGGGTTGATATAATTGTTATTGACTCTATAACATCTTTATTGCCAGCTATCTATTTTGAAAAGGACTCAGATGAACTTAAACAACTTGAAAATACAAAACAAATTGGTGCAGAGTCTAGAGACTTTAGCAACGCTTGGAAAATGCTTAACTATGCTAATAATAAGGTTAAGCCTACGATGCTTGTTCTTATTAGTCAGTCTCGTAACAATATTAGCGCTATGTATACTAGCCAGCAGCCTACTGGTGGTCAAGCTACTAAGTTCTATTCTTCTACTGTTATTAAATTATTTTCATCGGAATCCGACAATCAAGCAATTAAAGGTAAGATTCATGTTGGAGATAAACTTATTGAAGAAAAGATTGGTCGCAAGATTCGTTGGGAACTCCAATTTTCTAAGACCTCTCCTGGCTTTCAGTCTGGCGAGTATGACTTTTATTTCAGGGGAGATAATGTTGGTATTGATAGCATTGGTGATCTTGTTGATACGGCTGAAATGATGGGAATTGTTGAACGTACAGGTGCTTGGTATGTCTTGCCAGATGGAACCAAGGTGCAAGGCAGAGAAGGTTTTGTCAACAGGGTTCGTGAAGATTTAGATCTACAAGATTCTATTAAGAATAAGATTTTAGATGTCTGAAAAATTTACAATATTTTCAGGAAAGTTTCCATGCAAAACATGTGGAGAAGAAGTTACGTCTATAAGATTATGGAAAGACAGTGCAGACTTGACATGGATGTGCACTAACAAGCATCTGTCAAGAGTAGCTATTATTATGACAAGGAAAGACTTTGAGCGAAAGAGCGGAAAGTAAAAGGATTGGTGCTAAGCAGCACAAGAACTCAGGTCGTAACACCCATAAGGGTGATGCTACTTGGAAAAATTTTACTGTTGACTTCAAAGAGTGCTCTAAGTCTTTTACCCTAAACAAAGATGTGTGGGCTAAGGCTGTTACTGATGCAATAAGAAATGGAAATGATCCAGCCATACTCGTTGTACTTGGCGAAGGTAACTCAAAAATAAGATTAATGATAACAGAGTTTGAACTAATAGAACAAATAATAGGAGAAGAAAATGAGTGAACAAACAACAATAGAAATGGTAAACGGGCTATCTGAAATAGCTGATTATATGCAGGATGAGGAGCTTACTCAAGCTCTTACATTTATTGCTAAGGTCATCATTAAGCCAGATATTCCACTAAATGTAGCAACTGTAGAGATCGTAAGGCTACAGGCAATAGCAGCAAAGATGGCTTTTAAGGCTACCTGGATGGCTAATGTTGACAAAAATGACAGGGCAAAGAAGAATATTTACTATACAGCAGCAGAATCAATCAACAACTTGGTATCAGCACTCAAATATATTATGCGCTAACCTGGTATACTTATATAAACAAAGGAATATAATGACAAAGAATTTACTAAAGCAAATAATGATTAAAGAGGTTGAGACACCAGCACAGATTGACGCACAGGAGCTTGTAAAAGCTATTGAGGCTGGATATCTTGTTGGGCGTGAGCCTAAGCATACACAGAAGAAAACTTTTGGTCCATCTACTATTGCCTATGGCCATGGAGAATGTCCTAGATATTGGTACCTTGCATTTGAGGGTGCGGTATTTGAGGATAACTCTGACCCATATGCAGTAGCAAATATGACTAATGGAACTCTTGCTCATGGAAGAATTGAGACAGCGTTTAAGAACTCTGGTATTTCAATTGATTCAGAGTTTAAGATTTTCAATGACGATCCTCCAATTTTTGGTTATGTAGATAACTTTATTAATTGGAAGGGTGAAGAGGTAGTTGTTGAAGTAAAGACAACCAACAACGAAGTCTTTGAATACCGTAAGCGTACAGGTAAGCCTAAAATGGGTCACGTTGTGCAGATACTTATCTATATGAAGATTCTTAAGAAGGCAAAGGGAGTTCTTATTTATGAGAATAAGAATAACCATGAACTTCTTGTAATCCCAGTAGAGGTAAATGATCATTACCGTAAATGGATTGATGAAGCTTTTGAATGGATGAGAGTTGTTCGTAAGTCTTGGGAAGTCAAAGAGCTTCCAACCAAGAACTATAGATCAAACTCAAAGGTTTGCAAGAACTGTCCAATTAAAAAAACATGTGATGAAGCAGGAGCAGGCGTAGTTAAAATAGCCTCTCTGGAGGAATTGAGTGAAACTTTGTAGCAGATGTGATAATAGGTTTCAACCAAAGGTCAGTTATCAAATATACTGCAGCCTTGAATGTAGAGACCTTGCTACAAAGGATAAGATTAAAGAAAGATATCAGGTAACTCGTAGACAAAAGAGGAAGGGGAAGGATCGCAGGTGTTTGGGTGGATGCGGTACTTCTCTTTCTATCTACAACGACTCTGGTTTTTGTGCAAACTGTAACGTTAGTGAAAAAGCTGTTCAGAAAATGATTAAAGAACTGAAAGGTTTTATTGAATATGAGCAAGACTAAGTGGGGTGCAGAGATAACTCCTAAAAGGATATGTGCTATTGATGCTAGCACTAATAGTCTTGCTTTTGCTATTTTTGATACCTTTACAAAAGATCTTATTAGTGTTGGAAAGATTAATTTTGAAGGCAAGAATACCTATGAAAAGGTTATGGATGCTGGTAAAAAGGTAAAAGCTTTCCTAGATATCTATGGTGGTTTTGAGGCGATAGTAATTGAGCATACTGTTTTTATGAATAGCCCAAAGACTGCTGCAGATTTAGCACTAGTTCAGGGAGCTATCTTAGGATCAGCTGGACAATCAGGAACTACAAGAATTGGAAGAGTGTCACCAATAACTTGGCAAAATTTTATTGGCAATAAAAAGATTTCAAAGGATGAGCAGTTATTTATTAGATCTCAGAATCCAGGTAAGTCTGTTTCTTGGTATAAAACATATGAAAGAAATTTAAGAAAAGAAAGAACTATAAAGTTTATTAATATTAATTATGGTAGAACGATAACAGATAATGACGTAGCAGATGCGTGTGGAATTGGTCATTGGGCATTAAAGAACTGGGATAAGGCGGTTGGCAATAATGACTGAAAGAGAAGCCAGGGTGTTTAAGGAAGAAGATGCTGATGTTATACTGACTGTCAGAACCCTTTCTCCAACCAAGTGGTTATTAATGGACCGTGAGACGGGGCAAATTTATCAGGGTAGTCCAAAGGGGTACTGGGATAGGTTAGAGCCAGTTATCAAAGTTGACAAGGATGCATGATGCCTGGTAAACTATATACATCAGAAGTATGGTTAAAGAAAAGATTTCTTATTGACAAGAAGTCTCCAGAAGAAATTGCAAAAGAATGTGGTGCAAGCGTAGAGACTATCTACGTTTATCTTGCTAAATTTGGACTAAGAAAGAGTAGAAGATGAATAAATTACAAAAAGTTATAATTGCAGTTGGTGTTGCAGGTGCTGTTGGTATTACCTATGTCCTAACAGCTTTAAAGGGCATGCCAGAGGCTTTTGATTGGGAAGACGAAGAAGATGAGTGATAATATAAAAATCACGGTTGACCAAGTTAATCACCCATCACACTATGTCTCTGACCCATCAGGAGTAGAGTGTATTCAAATTACACGTCACCGTAATTTTAATATAGGTAATGCATTTAAGTATCTTTGGAGAGCAGGGCTTAAAGATGAGTCTAAAACTATTCAAGATCTTGAAAAGGCAATATTCTACATTAAAGATGAAATTAATAGACTAGAGGGCAAGTATGTCAACTGAAGAAGAACTAATAAAGCATCTTGACGTAATGAACGATGTTGTTAGTGAATATCTAAAAGGCAGCGATCCAACCACTATTTCAAAAGAATTAGCTATTCCACGCACTCGTGTAGTGGCATACATTGATGAATGGAAAGAAAAGACTTCCAATAATACAGCAATCCGTGCTCGTGCAAAAGATGCACTTGCTGGAGCTGATGCACACTATAGCAAGCTTATACTTAAGTCTTATGAAGTAATTGATGAAGCCTCTATGACTAATAATCTTAGTGCAAAGACTGCTGCTATTAAGCTTGTGATGGATATTGAGTCTAAGAGAATTGACATGTTGCAAAAAGCTGGACTTCTTGAAAATAAAGAACTTGCAGAAGAGATGGTTGAGATTGAGCGTCGTCAAGAAATTTTAGTTGGTATTCTTAGAGACATAGCATCATCTCACCCAGAGGTTAGAGACATTATTATGCAAAGACTTTCTGTTATTGCAAAAGAGGGAGAAGTGATTACTGTTGTCCACGACGTTCAATGATTTTTTTGAGGTACTAAAAGAAAACCATTTTGTTGAGACTCCAGTTGACGCAAAGACTTTTGTTGAGTCTCCAGACTATCTTGGTCAACCACCACTATCTGAAATTCAATACACCATTGTAGAGGCAATGAGCCAAATTTATCGTAAAGAAGATGTTGTTGACATGCTTGGCGACAAAGGTGAAGAATACTATAAAAAATATACAAAGAATGAGCTAATCCTGCAACTTGGCAAGGGATCTGGAAAAGACTTTGTATCAACAGTGGCCTGTGCATATGTAGTATATAAAATGCTTTGTCTTAAAGACCCTGCTATTTATTATGGAAAGCCTGCTGGAGATGCTATTGATATTATTAACGTTGCTGTTAACGCTCAACAGGCTAAGAATGTTTTCTTTAAAGGTTTTAAATCTAAGATTGAGAGATCACCATGGTTTGCTGGCAAGTACAACCCAAAGGCTGACTCTATTGAGTTTGATAAATCAATTACAGTTTATTCTGGTCACTCAGAACGAGAGTCCCATGAGGGTTTGAACTTGTTTATGGCTGTACTTGATGAAATTTCTGGATTTGCATCTGAGGTTGCAACTGGAAATGAGCAAGGCAAGACTGCTGACAATATCTATAAAGCTTTTCGTGGTACCGTAGATTCTCGCTTTCCTGATCTTGGTAAGGTAGTTCTACTTTCATTCCCACGATATCAGGGTGACTTTATTTCTCAACGGTATGATTCAGTAATTGCTGAGAAAGAAATAATAGATAGATCACACAGGTTCATTATTAATGAAGATTTGCCAGAGGACAGCCCAGAAAATAGTTTTGAGATAGCTTGGGAAGAAGACCATATTCTTTCGTATAAGATTCCAAAGATATTTGCACTTAAAAGGCCAACATGGGAGGTTAATCCAACTCGTAAGATTGATGACTTTAAGATTGCATTCCTAACAGATTTAGGAGATGCAATGATGCGTTTTCTTTGCACACCAACATACTCATCAGATGCTTTCTTTAAGCAAAAAGAAAAGCTTGTTAACTGTATGACACTTACAAACCCTGTTGATAGTTTTAGAAGGTTTGCAGAAAACTTTAAGCCAGACCCAGACAAGCAATATTATGTCCATGCTGACCTTGCACAAAAGCACGATAAGTGTGCTGTTGCTATTGCACATGTGGATAAGTGGGTAAATATCCAGGTAATTAAAGATTATGAACAAGTAGCACCTATCGTAATAGTAGATGCTGTAGCTTGGTGGGAACCAAAAGCAGAAGGACCAGTCAACCTATCTGAGGTAAAGCAATGGATTATTAATCTAAGAAGACAAGGTTTTAATATTGGAATTGTTTCATTTGACCGTTGGCAGTCATATGATATTCAGCAAGAGCTTAAGCAGGTAGGAATAAGAACTGACACTGTTTCTGTTGCAAAAAAACACTACGAAGATTTAGCAATGATGGTCTATGAAGAGCGTATTGCTATGCCCATGATTCCCTTGCTTCTGGAGGAAATGTCAGAGCTCAAGATCATGAAGGGTAATCGTGTAGATCACCCTAGAAAGAAGTCTAAGGACTTAGCAGATGCTGTTTGTGGGGCAGTATTTGGTGCCATATCTCATACCCCAAAGGAAATGAATATTGAAATAGATATTCATACCTGGGGATCTGCTGATAAAGTTGCAAGACAGCAGAGGGCTATGGTAGAATTGGAAGACAGGCAAATGCCTAATGATGTCAAGAGCTTTCTTGACAATTTAAAACTAATATAACAAGGAGAAATACAAGTATGAATTCATTCAAGAAAATCTCAATTGCTACTGCTGCAGCTTTAGCAATCGTTGGTCTTTCTGTAGCACCTTCTTCGGCAGCACCGCTGACCGTTTCAGTTGCATCAGTAACTAACGCTACAACAGCAGCACTTCCAGCAACCGTTGCAGTACCATCAAATAATCAAATTTTGGCTGGTACATCAGTTGCAATTGCAGCAACAGCAGATACAGGAACAAGTGTTTCTTTTGCTGCTTCATCAACAGTTAAGTTGGTAACAGCACTGCACACAGTAGATGCACCAAAGACAGTTGCATCAGGAGTTTCATCTCTATCACTTACATCTGCAGGAGCAGCAATCACTGTTTATGCATACACAACAACAACAGCAGTTGGATCAGTAACCGTAACAAACGGATCATATTCAACAATTGTTTACATTGCAGGTACTCCAGGATCTGCATATAATCTAGGACTTTCAGTTCCATCTGCAACAGCAGTAGGAACAGTTCCAACAATTGCTCTTACAACAACAGATGTATTTGGTAACGCAGTATCAGATACAGCAACAGTAACCTTGATTGGTTCAACTTTTGCTAATGGATCAGTTTCAACAATATTGACAACTGCTGCAGCAACAAATGCTTCAACAGGTGCAGTTCTTGGAACAGTAACAGCAGCACTTGCAACAGCAGTTGCTGGAGATATTACAGTAGTTGCAACAGGTCTTGCAGCAGTAACACCAGTAACTGGTCTTGCTACTCCAACAAAGTCTGTAATTGCTAAGTTCACAGTATCTGATCTTGCTGGTATTATTACAGCACTAAAGTCTGATCTTGCTTCAGAAAAGTCTGCCCATGATGCAACTAAGGCTGCTTCAACAGCAGCAGCAAAGGCTGCAGCAGATCTTTTGGCAACAGAAAAGGCTACACATGATGCTACAAAGGCAGCACTAACAGCAGAGTCAAAAGCTAAGTCAGAGCTTGCAGTAGCACTTTCCAAGGCAAATGCAGAGATTGCAACAGCACTTGCAGACTTGTCAGATGCTAAGAAGGCTAAGGCAGATGCGGATAAGGCTATTGCGGATGCTAAGACATCTACAGATAAGATTATTGCAGATCTAAAGTTGCTTCTTGATAAGTCAAATGCAGATCTTGCATCAGCTAAGAAGGCTCTTGATGACCTAAAGGCTTCTTCAGATAAAGCACTTGCAGATGCAAACTCAGCCCATTCAAAGGCTATTGCTGATGCTAAGGCTTCTTCAGAAAAGTTGCTTGCTGACCTAAAGGCTTCTTCAGATAAAGCACTTGCTGATTTGAAGACATCTTCAGATAAGGCTCTTGCTGATGCTCAGGCATCACATGCAAAGGCTATTGCTGATGAGGTTACTGCACATGCAGTAACAAAGGCAGCACTTGCTAAGGCACAGTCAGATGCAGCAGCTAAGGCTGCAGCAGATGCTAGAGCAAAGGCAGCACTAAATGCAAAGATTAAGGCAGCAAACAAGAAGCTTCCTAAGTCATTGCAGATTCCTTTGGTTAAGTAAAACTTAATTAAGTTAGAGGGGTTAGCCAAGTGCTAGCCCCTCTTTCTTTTGCAATAAAATGATATAATAGCCTTATTAGTCATATCACCACTACGACTATAAGGAGAGAATTATTAAGAAATTAATAAGAACAGGTATTGTTCTATCTTTAATTTTAGTACCACTATTTTTATCCACAGATAAAGCTCATGCAGCAGAAGGTTTGACTGCTCAAGTCTATAATGTGCAGGGTCAAAATGCTTCCCCATATATCCCACAGGGTTCCTCTCCAGTACTAACTACAAACGTACCCAACATTGACCACCAATGGGGTTCTGGTAGCGTCTTAGGTGGCCCAGCAGAGGACGTTATTGTACGTTTTACGGGCTCAATCAGAAGTGACTCTACTCAAAATATATCCTTTATGGCTACAGGAGATGACGGTACCAGGCTCTACATTGATGGAGCATTAATAACAGATGATTGGGTTGACAAGGGTGGTGGAGGATCAACCTCTGCTCCAGTATCTTTTACAGCAGGAGTTCCAAAAACCATAGAATTAATGTACTATGAAAATGGTGGGGGAGCAAATGTATTCCTATATTGGGATCAATCTGGATCTATGGGAATTGTCCCAGCATCAGCCTTTACTTCACAAGCAGCCCCAGTAGTAAGAACAATAGGTGCTCCAAGAAATCTTACAGTAACAGATGGGGAAACTTCAACATTATTAATTTGGGAAGCCCCTAATACTGGTAATACTCAACCAGAAAGATATGCAATAGGTCTTAACACTGAAGGGCAAAATGGTTGGGGTATTGCAACTGGAAATGTTGGAGATGCTAACGCATTAAACACAACAATAACAATTAATCATTCTTTACTTGAAAGCCTAATGCCAAGCGGAACTGTATGGTCATTTCATATTAGATCAGACAATGACACGTTAGGAGTTTACTCTGAAAATTCAAATGTTGTTACACTTAAAATTGGAAAAACTGCAGAGGAAATTGCAGCAGAACAGGCAGCAGCACAGGCTGCTATTGATGCAGAGAATGCAAGATTAGCAGCCATCGCTGCAGAAGAAGCAAGACTAGCAGAGATTGCACGATTAGAAGAAGTTGCTAGGCTGGCTGAAATAGCAAGACTTGCAGAGGTTGCTAGACTAGCAGAAGTCGCTAGACTTGAAGCAGAAGCAGCAGCATTACTGGCAGCTCAACAAGAAGCAGCACGTCAGGCTGCGTTAGCAGCAGAGGCTGCAAGAATTGCTGCAGAACAAGAAGCAGCACGTCAGGCTGCGTTAGCAGCAGAGGCTGCAAGAATTGCTGCAGAACAAGAAGCAGCAAGAGTTGAAGCAGAAAGACAAGCTGCACTTGCTGAGGCAGCCAGAATTGCAGCAGAGCAAGAAGCAGCACGTCAGGCTGCGTTAGCAGCAGAGGCTGCAAGACAAGCAGCAATTGCAGAGCAAGAAAGATTAGCAGAGTTAGAACGTCAAAGGTTAGCAGCAGAGGAAGCAGCACGTCAGGCTGCAATTGCTGCGGAACAAGAAAGATTAGCTGAGATAGCAAGACAAGCTGCAATTAAAGCAGAACAAGATAGAATTGCTGCAGAGTTAGAAGCACAAAGATTATCTGCAATTGCTGAACAAGAACGACTTGCAGAACTAGAGCGTCAAAGACTTGCTGCTATTGCTGAACAAGAAAGGCTAGCAGAGATTGAGAGACAAAGGCTTGCTGCTGAAGCAGAAGCAGCACGTTTGGCAGAATTAGAACGTCAACGACTTGAAGCAGAAGCAGCAGCAAAAGCTGAAGCAGAGCGTCTTGCAAAGATTGAAGCTGAAAGAATTGCTGCAGAATTAAAAGCAAAACAAGAAGCAGAAGCCAAAGCTGAGGAAGAACGTCTAGCCAAGATTGAGGCAGAAAGAATTGCAGCAGAACTTGCAGCAAAGATTGAAGCAGAGCGTATAGCAGCTGAAAAAGCAGCAGCAGAGGCTGAAGCTAAAAGAATTGAAGAAGAAAGAATAGCAGCAGAGATTGCTAAAGCCAAAGCTGAAGAAGAAGCTCGTTTAGAAGCTGAACGATTAGCAGCAGAGGAAGCTAGGCTAAAGGCTGAGGCAGAGGCTCGTTTGGAAGCAGAAAGAATTGCTGCTGAAAAAGCAGAAGCAGAAAGATTAGAAGCAGAACGTCTTGCAAAGATTGAAGCAGAAAGATTAGCAGCAGAGGCTAAGGCTAAGGCTGAAGAAGAGGCAAGAATTCAAGCAGAGAAAGACAGAATTGCAGCAGAACTCAAAGCTAAGCAGGAAGCAGAAGCAAAGGCTGCTGCAGAACTAAAGGCCAAGCAGGAAGCAGAGGCTAAGGCTGCTGCTGAGTTGAAAGAAAAGCAAGAAGCAGAACGTATTGCTGCTGAAAAAGCTGAGGCAGAAAGATTAGCAAAAATTGCTGAAGAAGCAAAAGCTGGAAAAGAGTTATCAAAAGAAGAAGTATCTGCAGTTGTAACATCACTAGTTGCAGACTTAAAACCAGGAGAGTCTATTTCAGCAGAACAAGTACAAGCATCTGGAATTTCATATTCTGATCTTCCAGCATCAACACCAGTTGAAGTTCGCACTGATGAAAATGGTAATGCTCTTGTTATTACTGCTGAAGTTGCAGCAAATATTGAATTAGTTCAAGATCCAGGAGCATTGTTAGAGGCAGCGTTTTCAGATCCAGGTGCAGCTTTACAAGCACTTGGAAGTATTGGTGCAGACATGACTGAAGAAGAAAGAGAAGAAGCTACAGATATGGTCGTTGCTACTGTTGTAGCAGCAGGAGCAGCAATTAACGCAGCTGCAGTAGCAACTGGTGGGGCAACAGGAGGAAGTACGGGTGGAGGAAGTTCTGGTGGAGGTGGAGCATCAGGTTCCAATTCACCAGGTTCAAGAGGAGGAAGAAGATGGTAAGAATAATAAAGAATATCCTAAAGGATATGGTAGACCAGGCGTGGACCCTTCTTGGTATGTTTATTGCCTGGGTAGTTTTGGACGGTAGTGCTAAAACTATTGTTGGTTATGGAATCATGGCAACAACAGCATTATGGATACTAACAAGTCCAATTAGAAATAGAGAGGAGTAAAAATGAATAGCATAACAAATATTTGGAACATCTTGATGCGTATCGTTGCAGTCTTTGCAGCAAATGCACTTGCAGTAATTGGTGCTGGAGCAATCGCAGGAATTTCAGTAGCAAAGGCTATGACAGTTGCTGGACTTAGTGCAGTAGCAGTTGTTGTTGAGAAGCTAGCTCGTGCATTTATGGACGATGGCAAGCTTACAAGAGATGAAATCAACGCAGCATTTTCCACTACAGACAAAAATGCAGTAACTGTACAAGATGTTGCTGTAGAAAAGCGTAGAGCAAAGTCAAAGTTAGTATAATTAATCATATTTGACACTCATGCCTGCCTCTGGTATACTAGTAATATAGTGACTTAGGGGTAGGCATGACTTGCATTGCAGGAATAATGAAGGACGGTAAGGTATACCTTGCTGGAGAACGTGGGGCATCTGAAGGTACCTACATTGTTCCTATTGACAAACCAAAAATATGGAAATCAGGTCCTTACATATTTGGTTTTGCTGGTACATTTGATGGTCAGATTATTCAATACAACTTTGTACCACCTGCATTAGAAGGCAACCCTGATAAATTTATGCATGGTAAATTTTTAAAATCACTAAAAGCTTTTTATACTGAGTGGGATATTGGCGGTAAGGATAGCGAATTATCCCTATTGATTGGAGTAAAAGGAAAGCTGTATGAACATGATGCAGATGGCCTTACATTAGTTTCCTATGACAGAGACTTCTGTGCTATAGGATCTGGAGCAGACTTCGCTATGGGTTCTCTTCATGCTACCCAAAATCATAAAGATCCCAAGCGTCGTCTGACTCTAGCTTTAAATGCAGCGGTTGCATACAGTACATCTTGTATTGGTCCAGTTGACATACTAACTGCTTAGAGGTATACTTATATTATGGACGAAGAGTTTGATGAAATACTAAAAGATATTCAGGCATTAGAGTCTGACTATGATGAATTTGAAATCTGGATGGAAAACGGTATCAAGCGTAAGTGGATATCTCCACCATTTTGTAACACACACGAAGGTGATAGTTACATGACAGATGAAGAAATGCAAGAGTGGGAGCAAGGCGGAGACCCATGCCAAGTAGTTTTTAAAATCATACAACAATAAAAAATAAAAGGGGTAATAAAATGAAGAAACTAGTAATCGTAGCACTATCAGCAGTACTTGCACTATTGGCAGTTGAGCCAGCACATGCACAAGATCAAAAGGTCTTAGCAATTATTGACACAGCAATTGATTCAAAAAAGATTCCTGCAGTAATTTACGAAGCATGCTTTACTGTAAATAGATCTTGTCCAAACAAAACAGCCTTTATGGAGGGTGTTGGGTCAGCTAATTCTACAGCATGGCCAGCAGATATTCGTAACGATACATATCATGGTTACAATATGACACAGGCAGCTTTAGCAATTAACCCAAACATTAAGATTGTATTTGTTAGAATTGCAGATATTTCAGCAGCAGGAAACTCAGGAAACCAACCACAGTCTTTGTCTTTAGCAATTGACTGGGTATCAAAGAATGCATCAAAATATAGTATTGACGCTGTTTCTATTAGTCAGTCAGGAACGTCAAAGAATAACCTGTTGGCGTGTTCTTCTGATGTAAAAACTATTAATGCTATTTCATCTTTAAATGCACAAAATATTCCAACTTTTGCTGCTACAGGAAATAACAAATCACAAACAATAGTTGGATTCCCATCTTGTGTTAATGGTGTGATTGGTGTTGGTGCACTTGCAGCATTTCCAAAAACTCCAACTGTATACAATAACTTTGACGGAACTACAAACAGAGGGCCTGGACTTGATTTAGTTGCTCCAGGAGATATCTCTATTGTTAGATATAACGGTACACCTGGCTCAACAAATTCAACTTCAGGAGCAACAGTACTTTCCGCAGCATCATACTTAAAGTCTAATGATAAAACTTTTTCTGACTTTGCTTCAAAGTTGGTAAATGTATTGGGATATCCTTACATCTCTAAGTAAAAGAGTTTGGTCTGTAGCTCAGTTGGCAGAGCGGGGCACTGTTAATGCCCATGTCGCAAGTTCAAGTCTTGCCAGACCAGCAAAAGTTTGATATAATATATATGTACTGCCTACGGGGGTACACTAACTTATTCGCTTGAAAGGGGAATAAAATGGTAGCATCATATACATATAACGGATCTTTTGGAAATTTTTTCAATGATCCATTTTTTATTGGCTTTAATAGAGACTTAAGCCGTTTAGATAGTTTACATAAAATAAATTCACAGTCATATCCTCCATATGATCTTCTTAAACTAGATGAAGATACATACAAGCTATCACTTGCTATTGCAGGTTTTACTAGAGATGATATTTCAGTA